ATCGTAGTATTTTGCCAATGCTTTATGTGCGGAGTGTGCTCCAACTCCTTTAACACCTAAATGAAATGAGTGAGCTTGTGTTCTACTTTGTAGTAATAATGATGCTAACTCTTCCATTTATTTTGTGTTGCAAGATTTGCACTCTCTCAATCCTAATCTGCTCTTCATTACATCTTCTGATACATCTGCAATTTCAAAATATCTTCCCAAAACGTGTCCCATATCTTCGTATAGAGATTCCAATCTTTGTTCTTGTGCTTTTGCTTCCAATGATTCTTTTTCGAAAGCAGATTGTAGTTTCTTTAACTCACCCATATTACGTTTAATAGTAACTCTATCAAACCAATCACCACCTTCTCTTAAAGTATATTCTTGTGCTGCATCAGCAATACCACCTAAAGTTTCTGCAACTTGTCTGATGTCAGATTTTCTAGTCATTCCTTCTCTATGTTGTCCATATGTAGAAATAATTTCTAAAAAGTGTCTTTTTAATTCAGTTGGAAGTTGTTGAAATTCTTCCGATTCTTTAAGTAAGTCTTTTAAACGTATCATATTATTTAGCTAAAATATCATTCTTTTTAATTTTTTGGATATATCTCATCAATTCTTGTTTATCCATTCCCATTGCCTCAATTACTTTAGCAAGTACAAGCATTTCTTTCTTACGGCTAAGACTCATTCCTTTAATTTGAGAAACCATCTTATCCAAATATCTTTCAACTGATACGGGTAAATTGGTATCCAAATCTTCTAAAGATTCTTTAACATTGATTTGTTTACCAGGTACTAAATCTACTAGTTTCATATTTGTATTAGTTTAATTCTATTAATATTTCTCTCATTAAATCTTGTGCTTTACACCATTTACCACACTCATCTGCAATCTTCTTCCATTGTTTAGATTCGTTTACAGGTGCCATAAATGCTCCATGCGTAGATGGGTTTGAAACAAAATCCCAACCTACTAACTCAAAATCTTCTTGAACCATTACAGTTCCATCTCTTAATTCTTTTACTGAACCCAATCCTCTTGATGAAATACCTAAACGGATGTTGTTCTTTAATAATTCTTTGAGAATGTTTCCTGATGGTGTAGAAAGGATTTCAACCGTACCACATACATCATCACCTTCCCAATAGATTTCTCTAACGTTATGTGATACATTCTTTAAGTTAATAACTGGAGAATCTGGATGGTCTAATTCACCCAATGCTCTTCTTTCATTAATAAGTTGTTGATATTTTTTACATTCTCTTTCAAGAATTTCTTTAGGGTATCTTCTACCATTTTGATTTTCAGCACCCGCTCTTTGCAAAACACCTTTAACAAGTAAAGTACCGTTAGATTCTTCTTGTATCTTTGCTTCAAACAAATGAGTTTCTATCAATAATCCTTTGCTCATTACTTTAATTTTAAACTACGTTGTGCGTTAGTTAAACCATCAATTATTGATTGTAATCCACCTTTAACACCATCAGTATCTCTATCCTTAACTCTTTTATCTAAAATCTTTGTATTCATTTTTAGAAAGTTAATGATTGCATTTTCAACTGCATTCCATTTAATTTCTTCTTCGTTTACCGATTCTCCTTTATTTATTGATTTAGCTGCTTTAACTGCGTCTTTATGTGCATCCGAATTACCATGTGCCGGTTTTTCACCTCTATCTTGCTTAGCTCTTATATTTGCCCATAGACCAGGATTTTCTTCTTTTAATGATTCGTTTTTACTAGCTCTTAATTTTGCTAAATCACTTGCTTCAATTTCACCATCTTTATCAGTATCTAACTTCTCTTGATTTCCAGGTAAGTTTTCATTATATCCTCTTAATCTACCTTCTGATTTTGCTTTGTATGCCGTATCTACTGCATTAAAGAATTTCTTCTTGTCATCGTCAGACATAGATGGAATTGATTTACCCGATTTATCCAATATATGTTTGAAAAGTTGTTGGTAATCTTGCTCCTCTCTTACAACTTGTCTAACAAGCTCCTTTAATTGATTTAATTTCATTATTCAGATATTTTACGAATTTGTTGGTCTAATTTTAACAATCTCTCTTTTATACTATAAATATGAGAATTTGTTCTTTTCCAGAAATTTTTATTAGAAACTCCGTTTTCATTCTTAATCTTACCATACCAACTTAAAAATTGTTCCATTTCTCTAAGTTGTTTATGTATGTTTGACATCCCTCTACCTATCTTTTGAGTTGGTGTTGAATCTTCTTTTTTCAATGCTACCCAACGGTTTTCTTTTACTACTGTATATCCAGTTAAATCGGCTTGTCTTTTACCTTTAGTTTTTTCATCTTCACCTTTACCAAACGCAAATGGAGTACCATATCCATCTACATTACCAGTAACATTCATTTCATCAACTTTCAATTCAGCATCTTTGTAAATACCACTAATTTTTTGGTCTAACTCAGCTGCTAATGCTTTCTTTTTATCGTTAAGTTGTTTTAATTTTTGAACGTATTGTTTTTCTTGTGGAGTTCCTTTTGATTGTTTGTATGATTCTAATTCTTTTTGAATTTGGTCTACAACCTCACCATATTCTTTGTGAATAGTTTTAAGACCTCTTGCTTCTTTAATAATTAGTTCTTTTATTTTATCAGGTAAACCATCGTGAGATGTTGATGCAAAATCTTTAGCATCTTTGTCAGACATTGAATTAGCTGCTTTCTCAACTTCCGGAGATGGGTTTTCCATATCACCTTTTTGAGTTGCATGAACCATTCCCATAAATCGTTGTTGTGCTTTAGATTGTGCTGGCATTTTATTTCTTTAAACTATTCTTTAATTCACCTAATAATTCATAAGTCATCATCATTGCCGAAAGATGCTCTTCTTTAACTCTTTTTGCAGATTTTATTTTTCTAATATTAGCAATTGTTTCTGCCAATTTAATCTTAGTTACTTTATCTGTAATTTTAGAACCAACTTCTTTTAATCCACCAACTAATTTAGAAATTTCTTCCGAAACATATGCATTTAACTTACCTGTATTATTGATGTTGTTGATATACTCTCTCAATAATCCCTTTTGGTCATTTGTTAAATTTTTAAAGTTTTCTACTAAAAATTTGTATGAAATTGCTCTTAAATCTTCATCTTGTTTTTTGTATTCTTCTAAAACTGCATTTTTGATTTTAGAATCTTTATTTTGAATAGATGTGTTAATGATATTTTCTGCAATAGTGAAACGAGAACTAACAATATCTGTTGGGTCATACTGTTCTTCTGTACTTACTACTTCAAATATTTTGTAAATTGAAGCAAGTGTTTTGTAATTAGATACTGATGATTTAATAAACTCATCAATATTATAAGTTTCTTTTAATTGTTTAATTAAATTATATTTTTCTTTTGTAAGTTTTTTTTCATCTAATCGTTTTCTTGCTTCACAAATCGTATTAATAAATTGTTCAGCTTTTGATTCTGAATTATACTTCTCATTACTAAGATATTGATATAATTTTAATTCTTTTGAAAGTTCTTTTTTTGAATTAAAGTTTTCTTTTAAAATCTTTTCTGCTACCGAATTATCTGAAGACATAATTTCCGAAGTAATTTGTCTTACTAATAGTTCAAATATGAATCCAGTATTTTTAAATTTCGAATGCTTAATTTTTTTCATTAATTTTTGTAATTTGTCAGATATAAATATAGTTTTATATTAGTTTATTACTCTTTATCTAAATCTTCTGTTAAAATAGTTTTTTTGTTACCATCCATATCCTTAAATATTTCCTGGTATGAGTTTCTTGGTTTATATTTTACAGAACCTTCTTTTGTTTTAAGAGTTTTAATTCCTAATGGGTCTCTGCCCTCTGGATGGTCATCGTGTCCATATCTAACAGGGTCTTTTGGTCTTCCCACTCCGTTTGTTGATAATTCAGATTTTAATCTATCCAATTCTTCTTCAACATTTGTAGTTTCACTTCCTTCTACACCGGTTGGTTTAGCAGGGTCTGTTCCTTGTGTTTCAATTGATGTTAAACGGAATGCTTGCTTTGTATCTTCCAATACTCCCAATGTTAATTCATCTTGCTCATCTTTTGCCATCTTCATTACGGATTCGTACATCCATTCTTTAGAGAACATTTTTGTTTGTTGCATTTGTTGAATTAAAGCTACCTTTGAAGTATATAATTCAACTTGCTCTTGTTCGTATATTTTAGATGGGACAGTTAATTCTAATGTAAAATTAGTTAAACGGTCATCATTTATACCTTGTGCATATAAGTGAACGATTGCAATTTTAGTTAATTCTGAAATCAATACTCTTTGAACTCTTTCGATTGTTTTAGCAAATCGAATATCCATAGATGCTAATGTTGCTTTACCATTAGTATCTTCTTCGTATCCTAAATATGCTTTTGGAATCTTTAAAGATGCCATCATTTTATTTTTTAAATAATTGATGTCATCAATCATATTATATTCTAAACCTTTTAAGGTATCAATAGATGTACCATTATCATTACCACGAACTGGCATATAATAATCTTCAATAAGGTTTTGAACGTTGTATTTTAAATTATATTCACCCGTTCTTTCATCAACAAAAGGAACTTTTTTAGAGTTGTTGATAATTTTCTGCATATAATTATCTACCTCATTTGGTGGAATATTACCTACATCAATTTTAAAGATTCTCTTTTCAGGTGCTCTCATTACTCTGTGGATTAACATTGCATCTTCCATCAACATTAATTGTTTCCAAACTCTCCTACCACCCTCAATCATAGATTTTCCGTAAGGTAAAAAGTTTGAATCAGAGTTTAATCTCATATGAGCCATCTCATAGTTTTCAAATTCTTTTTTAGGAGATTGCCCAAATGCCCCATATGGGTTTTGATAAGGTGCATACACAAATTTAACTCTTTGTGGATTGGCTTGGTCAAAACCTTCCATTCTACTAACTTCGTATGCTGATAACGGCATTACATTTATAATACCAATACCTTCTTCTTCTGCAATTTCTAAATGTAAGAAAAAATCTCCGTATTTAACTAAGTTTCTAGTCCAAGGCCAAAGATTAAACTCAACATTTAAAATATCATAAAATAAGTTTTCTAATATTTGTTTGATATTATCATCTTCGTGATGTATCTTTAGGATATTACCTTGTTCATTCTTTGCAGTACATTCATCTGCGTAAATATCCAATGCCGATGCCATAATTGGGTCAGTATCCATTGAATCGTAATCTCTAAATAAATCTATACGAACTTGTTGGTACGCCATTGCAGATTCTATTTGACCAGTTCCATAGTTAGTTACTTTTAACTTTGTGAATCTGTCAACCAAATTCGTGGTCATATTTTGCCACTCATCTGTGTCAATTACCTTTGTTCCTGTTTCCGTTTTACGAACAATGGTGTTTGTTGAAAATAATTTCTGTAACCTACCTAATACTGATTTATCTGCCATTTTTTAATTTGTAAAGTATCTATAAAGATAATAAATTTTTTTGTAATTTCCAAACTTTATTACCACTTTCTGCAACTCCAATAGTTTGCTTTGTGTCTTGGTCCTGGTTGGTCACAATTCATTCTTGCTCTAAAAGATTTTCTCGCAGCAGGATTTGATTTTCTAATTTTCATTCCTTTTTGTCCAAAGTTTACTTTAACAACATTTCCTTGTGGATTCTTAACATATACTTTGAACTTTTTAACATCACCTTGCATTGGTTTACCCAATTTCACTTCTCTACCTTGATATTCTGCTTCTCTTAAACATTGACAACCTTCGTTTAGGTTTTTATCATATCCTCTCATAAAAGCAATAAAATCCTCCATATCTTCATCCTCAACATCATATTCTTCTGGTTCAACTAAACCATAGTTTACATCATCATCACTATCAATATCTTCTTTCACAGGAACACAATTAGGAACTTCTCTTCCATCTTTGTCTTTCATTCCAACCATTTCGTACCCTTTCCAGCAAGGGTTTTCTAATTCTTTTATGATTTTAGTTAAATTCATTTTAAAAATATTTTGTATCCAACATATAAATATATAAAAATTATTGAAGTAACCAAGTTAAACTTTCTATTTCTTTATTACCCACTTCCATTTCATATGGATTTCTAGTTAAATGACCCGTAGATACAAATCCATCGTATTTAGCTATGTGCGATGAGTTCAACATATTTTTAGTTAAATCAATTCCTTCTTGTCTTAAACGAAGTGCAGTATTACGAACCCACAATCCAATTGCCAATGCCATAATTAAGTCGTCATTATATCCTTTCATTG